CTGGATGCCGACGGCGTCCCGCAGTCCGTCGTGCAGTATCCCGGCACGCGCAATTACGTCGGTGCGAAGCTCGACCACGTGCTCTCGCTCGAGAGCGATGTCGCGCGGTTCTTCTTCACGCTCGACAAGGCGACGACCGTGCCGTTCACCGCCGAGATCGCTCGCGCGGTCCTCGACGGCGCGCTCATCGCGGTGGACGCCAAGACGGCCGCCTGGTGCGGCCTGACGACCGGCTTCCTGCCGCCCGCGCAGGCCCTCGAGCTCGAGAAGGCCAAGGCGCTCGCTGAGCGCCAGGCACATCTCGGCAAGGACGCCACCATGCAGGAGCCGCCCATCGCCCGCACGGAGGCCGCACAGCCCGACGTCGCGCAGGCGCAGGCCGGCATCCAGGTCGCCCACAACCTCGTTCTGAGCACGGAGGCCTGAGACCATGAGCATCGGCAACACGGGCGTCTCTGCCAATTACAAGGTCCCGCGCTACATCGCGCTCATCGTCTTCGCCGCCGGCGCGCTCAGCGCGGGCAGCGTCGCGCTCAAGTGCCTCTGCGTCGGGATGAAGACCGCCGCTGGCTCCCTGACGGCCGACACCGATTTCGTGCAGTGCACGAGCGAAGATCAGGCCGACGCGCTCGCGGGCCCCGGCTCGCAGCTCGCGATGCAGGCCTACCAGGCGCTCAAGGTCCCAGGCATCAACCTCTGGCTCGCCGCTGTCACCGAGCCCGGAGCGGGTACCGCGGCCACCGTCACGATCGCCGTCTCCGGCACGCAGACGACGGGCGGCGTCCTCCGTTTCCGCGTCGCCGGCAAGCCCATCAGCGTCGACGTCGGCCTCACCGATACGCCGACGAACATCGGCGACAACATCGCGGCGGCCATCAACGCCCGTGTCCGCCTTCCGGTCACCGCCCTCGACGTCACCGGCACCGTCACGGTGTCGACGAAGAACAAGGGCACCGACAACAAGAAGTGGGTCCTCGTCTGGGACAAGACCGACAAGCCCGCCGGGCTCACGGTCACCATCACCGGTGCCACGACCCTCAACACGACCGGCCAGCTCCAGGCCGTGACGTTCGGCGTAACCGCGACGGGCACAGGAGCTGTCGACGCCACGGCGCTGCTGACGAAGTTCGGCAAGAGCACCTACGGGCGCATCGCCGTCGGCCACAACGACGTGACGAACGCCGCGCTCTGGAAGACGCAGGTCAACTCGGACGGCGGCCCGCTCTCGCTCCTGCTCGAGCAGCTCGTCTTCGGCTCCAACGACTCGCTCGCGACGACCATGACGCTCGCGCAGACCACGCTGAATGCGTTCCGCGCACAGGTCTGCTGGCTCCGCAACAGCGAGAACCATCCGTGCGAGATCGCGGCGCTCGTCGCCGCCATTCGCTCGGTCCAAGAGCAGGCCAACCCGATCACCGACTTCGACGGGATGATCCTCGCAAGCCTCGCGCCTCAGACGCTCGACATCGACCAGCCGTCGGACGCCGAGCAGAACCAGGCGCTCAACAATGGCGTGACGCCGCTCACCACCGTCAACGGTCAGGTGCGCATCGTCCGCGCCATCACGACCTACTGCCTCAACGGGTCGAACCAGGACGAGCGTTGCCTCGACATCGGCGACGCGGCGTTCACCGACTACGCGGCGATCGACGCGAAGGCGCTCTACGACAGCGAGTTCCGCCCCGCGAACCCGCTCGTCGGCCCGGACTTCCCGCCCGACATCACCGAGCCGCCCGCCGGCGTCGGCTACCCGCTACTGTGGAACAGCAAGCTCGCGGCGCGGATGCAGCGCTGGTTCCAGAACGGCTGGCAGCTCCTGCCCCCGACTGCGCCCGGCGCCGCGCCCGTGTCCACGTTCGACGCGGCGGGCAACTTCATCAAGACCGACACGCCGGTCTTGCCGCGCCGACTCCAGCACCGCCTCGACAACGTCATCCGGGAAATCCGCAACACCTGATGACGCTCTAGCGCGCGGCGCGCGCGCACCCTCCTGAGACGCATCACCACGCGCCCGTCGGCCTCGAGCTGACGGGCGCTTTTCGTTCATCCGCGACCGCTCCGGCGTCGTCGCTGCATCCGGAGCTCGTCGCCGACGAGCCGAAAGGCACACGTCCATGGCTGATCCCATCGTTCGCCAGATGGCATTTTACTGGCAGGACAAGAAGGCCGCCGAGGTCAACAAGCTCCGCGTCAAGTTCATGAGCGGCCGCAAGGAGCTCTTCGGCCAAGACGGCATCCTCGCGTTCTCGCGCGGCGCCGCACAGATGGAGCTATCCATCTCGGAGATCACGCCCATCGGCGGGAGCTCGACGTCGAACGACATCCAGAAGTTCTTCGACCAGGCCGACATCGACGCGTCCTGGATCATGGGTGGGAAGTACTACCGTCAGAAGCTCGCATGGACCGAGGCCGAGTACGACTCGGACTCGGAGACCGGCGTCGTCACCGGCCAGATCACCCTCAAGGGACGCGTTCCCCAGATCACGGGCTGATCGAGCACCATGGCCACCTTCGGATCCATCACGCGCGGCCCGCGCGCCCGCAAGCGCATCGTCCTGCCGCTCCAAGGCGCCACGACGAACGCCGAGACCGGCGCGTGGGAGGGCGACGTCGTCGAGCTCGACGTGTGCGGGCTGGGACCGCACGATCAGACCGACGTCGCCCGCAGCGCGCGCGCGTTCGCCATCGCCCACGGCCTCGAGGATCCGAAGGACGGCGACGATCTCTACGATTGGGGCAAGACGCTCTACACGCTGCTCGCGACGTGCCTCGACAAAGACTCGCCCGCCGACGCGCCCAAGCCGTTCTTCGACGGCGGCTTCGAGCAACTCCACACCACCAAGCTGCTGCTCCCCGAGCACATCGGGTACCTCTACGAGCAGCAGCAGGCATGGCAGGACGAGTGCGCGCCCGGCATCAAGACGATGTCGCAGACGCAGTTCCTCGCCGCTGTCGTCAAGGTCGCAGGCGGCGACATCACTTTTTTCGCCAATGCGCGGCCCGGTATGCGGTGGAGCTTCACGCATACTCTGGCCGCGCTTCAGCTGGACTCACTGACGCGGAAATCGCCCTCTACCTCGCCCTCCGACTCACCTTCGGAGACGCCGAACTAAGTGAGCGCGTTCAGTGTCTTGCAGACCACGAGAACGACGCCGCCCGGACACGTCACGGTGCCGACGACGGCGTTCGACGATCGCTGGGACAGGCGCCCCAAGGACGCCGTCTGCATGGGGCTCCGCAACGTCGCTGAGGACGATCTCCAGACCGCCCGCAGCGAGGCCGCCAAGGTCGCCAGCAGGCTCCACCCACAGGCGCTCTCACACCGCGACGGGCCGTCGTTCGAGCTCTGGGCCGCGACCTACAACGACGCGCTCATTCGCTGGATCATCGCCCGCGGCACGTGCGACGCGAACGACACGTCGCGCTCGTGGGAAGGATGGCGCGTCGCCCCCGAGGACATGGTCGCCATCGCGCTGACCACGTCGGGCGCCCAGTTCATCTTCGACGCGTGGGAGCGAATGAAACTCTCCACGGACATCACCACGCCCGAGGCGACGGACGAAGAGATCGCAGAGCTCGCGACGAAGCTCGACGGGTTCGCCCGGCTCGAGCGCGGGCGCGCGGCGCGCGCGAGGCGACTGCTGCGGTTCGTGCTCGATGAACTGACCTGAGAGGACGATCGAATGCAGCTCACCATAAAGGTCGGAGCCGCGGTCGATCGCAGCCTCAACGAGGCCTACAAGCCGCTCATCGAGTCCGCCAAGAAGGCCACCAAGCTCGCGCAGACCGAGGCGGCGAAGGCCGGGCAGGCGGTCGCCAAGGAGGCGAAGAAGGGCGCTGACGAGGCTGCCAAGGCGATGACCAAGGCCGCCAAGGAAGGCGAGCGCGCCCAGCGTCAGCAGGTGCGCGACGCCGAGAAGGCCGAACGCGACAAGACCCGCGCTGTCGAAGCGGCAGAGAAGAACCGCCAGCGCATCCGCGAGCGCTCCGCCACGATGGCCGGGCAGTTCGCGGTCGCGGAGGCGAAGCGCGAGGCGCGAGAGGTCGAGAAGGCGCTCAAGTCGGCCAAGCGGACCAACGCCTCCAACATGCGCACAGCAGGTCGCGTCGGCAGTGCTGTCGTTGGCGCGGGCGGCTCGGCGGCGCGTGCGGCGCTCGGCTTCGCTGGCAGCATGGCTCGAGGTGCCGGCGTAGAGCTCGACGTCGGCTCGATGTTCGCGAAGAACGCGGCGCTCGAGACGGCCGCAAACAAAGTCTCGAACAGCGGCTACATGGCAGGAGATGCTCGCAATGGCCGTCGCGTCGGCTCGCGAGAACTCATGAACGAGTCGCTTCAGGTCGCCAGCCAGACGGGCATGGATGCCAGCGACGTCATGGAGGGCCTCGACAAGTTCGTCGGTCTCACCGGAGACCTCAAAACTGGGCGCGACGTCATGAAGGACTTGCTCGTGCTGTCGAAAGCGACGGGCACCACTTTCGACGATATGGCAGCAGCGGCGGGCAACGTGGCCAACGCACTGCCGGACACCGCCGACAAGGGCGAGAAGATCAAGACCGTCATGGCAGCCGTGGCTGGCATGGGCAAGGTCGGCGCGGTCGAGATCAAAGACCTCGCCAAGGAGATGGCGAAGCTCGCGGCCAATGCCGGAGCGTTCGGCGGCGACGCGTCGAAGAACATGATCACGCTCACTGCGATGGCGCAGGAGTCGCGCGCCAGCGGTGGCAGCGCCAGCGCCACCCAAGCAGCGACCTCCGTCGCGAGCTTCGTCTCAATGCTCAAGACACCAAAGCGCGCCAAGGAGTTCGAGAAGGCCACTGGAGCGAAGGTCTACGACGAGAAGACGGGGAAGCTCAACGACCCGCAGACCATCATCAAGCAGGCTCTTACCGCCGTCGGGACAGACCCGCTGAAGCTCAAGACGATCTTTGCGAACGTTCAGGGCTCGCGGGCGATGGAGGGCTTCGCGACGAAGTTTCGCGATGCCGGCGGCGGCGAAGCCGGACTCAAGGCGGTAGATGCCGAGTTCGAGCGGCTGCGCAATTCGATGATCGCGCAGGAGGAGATTACCGAGTCCTTCAACCGATCGATGAAGACGGGCCAGAGTCAGGCAGACGTCTTCAACACCGAGATGCAGCGAGGCGCGCTCGCGATGCAAGACGCCCTCTACCCGGCAATGATCGCGCTCGCGCCGAGCATCATCGAGGCGACCAAGGCCACGGCCGGCTTCATCACCTGGCTCACCGGCAAGACGCCGGGCATGGAGATCGTCGGCGAGGCCAAGAAGGACGTCGGCAACGCCATCGCGAGCACCGACAAGCAGCTCGCGGGCGGCAAGATCTCCGACGCCCAGCTCGAGCAAAACAAGACCGCGGAGAAGAAAGCCTTCGAGGCTGCCGCGCGCACCGCTGCCGTCGCCAAGTCCAAAAAGGACGGAGAGGGCGGCTTCAGCGGCATCGAGAAGGCGTTCATGGTCTTCATGGACAACCAGGCCATCGGACTCGCCGGGCGAGCCGTGAACGGAGGCCAGGGCCTAGGCGAGAAGGCGATCAACAAGGACGACGCGAGCAGGGCAGCCGCCGCCGTCGAGGCTGCAAAAGCGCAGGAGCTCCTCAAGAGCATCCACACCGAGAACGAGAAGGTCTCCGGGATGCTCGCCAAGGGGATCGTCGTACGCGTCTCCGCCGACAGCGCGCCAGTCGCGCCTCCCGGTGGCCGCCAGCCCGATCCCAACAACCCGCCGAAGTGAGGTGAGCCATGGCAGCCGTCCAGCCCATCTTTTCGACATTTCCGAAGTTCGCATTCGGCGGCATCACGATCCCCATCTCGCGCATCTCGGTGAAGGGCGGCATCCGTCACCACAATCACGAATTCCCCCATGCCCCCGGCGCCGAGCCGGAGAAGATGGGGCGCAAGCTCTACACCATCCGCGTCAGCGCGCACTTCCACGAGCTCCCCAACTCGACATTCGCGGAAAACTATCTCGACATCTACCCGGGCGGACTGTCGAAGCTGCGCGTGATGTTCGAGGACCAGAAAACCGATGATCTCGTCATCCCGAGCATCGGCACGATCAAGGCATTCTGCACCGACTGGGAGCAGATGGCCGACTTCGAGCGCGCGCTGTCGGGCGAGGAGGTCTCGCTCGACTTCCAAGAAGATCAGGCCTCGGCCTACCTCACTGGCACGCTCTTCGAGCTCGGAGAGAGCGGCCTGGCCGCACGCGTGTCCACAGGCCAAGTGATGTGGGCGTACACCTTCCCGAAGAAGCCGAACCCGTTCGACCAACTCAACGACATCGTGTCGAAGATCCAGGCCATCTCAGGCCTCATGGACGCGACCAACCAGCTCATCGCCGGCAAGCTCGCATACATCTCCCAGCTCTGCTCGGCGGCCGACCGCGAGGTGAAGGAGCTCCAAGCCCCAGAGAACCACCTCCTCCTCGAGGCGCTCAAGGACGTCTGGAGCGCGGCGAACGATCTGACGACCGACATCACGACGCACAAGCAGCCCGTGCAGAACTACTGGACGCCGCGAACCATGTCGGCCGGCGACGTGTCGACCGCCATCTACGGCGACGCGTCCCACGCGCTCGAGATCCTGAACATGAACCCCATCGAGGACGCCTTCGCCATCCCCGGAGGTACGCACCTCCGCTACGTGGCCGCGTGACCGAGCTCGCCAAGGAGCCGCTGACCGGCGCCATCGACGATCGCGTCGCGCTGGAGCTCGACGGCGGCGAGACGAAGCACTTCGAGAACTACAGCGTTCGGACGAGCATCCTTCAGCAGCCGTCGCACTTCAGCGTCACGCTCAGCGCCGCCGGCGGAACCGCCGCTCTGCTCGCACAGTTCCCGCCGCGCACGAAGTTCACGCTCAAGATCGGGAACGTCCCGCAGTTCACCGGCGAGACCGACGGCTTCGAGGCCTCGGGCAACGCCGGCTCGACCAGCGTTACCTTCACGGGGCGCTCGCCGATCGCGCGCCTGTTCGACGCTGACGTCGACGCCGAGAAGTCGTTCACGAACGTCACCTATGCAGAGCTCGTCCAGAAAGCGATGGACGAGGTCGGTCTCAAGAACTCGCTCTTCACCGACAACGCCGCGACGCGCAAGCTCAAGTCCGGTGTCACGTTCGAGCACTATGGCCGAGAGCCGAAGTACAAGCCCGGCGTCGTCGGCTACCCCACCGGCGTCGCGCACGTCGTGCACGCCAAGATGGGCGAGACGTGGTTTCACTTCTGCGAACGACACCTCAAGAAGGCCGGGCTCTTCCTGGGCGACGATCCACTCGGGAACATCGTCATGCTGCTGCCCAACAAGACGCAGCAGCCCATGTTCCACTTCGCCCGCAAGCGAGGACAGGCTCGCAACGTCGTGAACGTCGAGGAGGCGCACTTCCGCAACGACGCGACGCGCCGCTACTCGGAGGTGATCGTCTACGGGCGGTCGGGCGGCCGGAAGTTCGGCCACTACAAGACCAAGGGCAGCTTCACCGACACCGAGATGGAGAAGGCGGGATTCAGCAGAAAGCGAGTCTTCCGCGACGCCAACGTCACCAACGAAGCCGAGGCCGCCGAGTATGCGCGGCGCAAGCTCGCGGAGATGAATCGCGCGAGCTGGTCGCTCACCTACACCATCAGCGGGCACACCGCGCCGACCGACGCTCAGGGCGGACGCGCCGTCGTCAGCCCGGACATGGTCGCTCACGTCGAGGACGACGAGCTCGGGATCAACGCCGACCTCTACATCGAGAGCGTGGAGTACCACTCCCCGCCCCGCAAGACGAAGGTCACACTCATGCGGCTCGAGGACCTTGTCTTCGGCGATGACGCTGACGCAACGAAGTTCGTCGTCCCTGGCACCGGAACTTCCATCGTCCCGAAGGTCACCCCGAGAGTCGCCGTGACGACGCGCCACGACACGGCGAGCGAACAACGTGCAGCGGCTGCGCGCGCGACCGAGGCCGACATCCTTGCTCAGCTCACCGCGCAGCGCCTCCAGGATCAGTAAATCAAGGTGCGGGCAGGATGAACGTGACCTTGTCGTAGATCGCCGGACCGCCTCCGCCCGCAAACCCGCACCACACGGCGACCATGCCGTCGCGAATAACGATGGTGGCAGGGACCTGGTTCTCCATTGGGACCGAGCCTGTCCACATGTCCTGTGGGCGAACGAGGTGGGCCACAACGCGCACCATGGCAAGGTCTGTCACGGTTTTGCCGGGGTAGGCGTGCTCGGCGAAGTGCGACACATTGGTGTAGTTCTGCGAATAGCTTGCGGTACACGTCTCAACGGCGATGTCCGGCGGTGTCGGGGCAGTCGGCCCCGCCTTCGCATCCGGCACCGGACTCACGAGCTCGTCGAGGAACGCGTCGACGAAGCCGCCTGACGACGAGTCCGAGCCGATCGGTTGCCCGCTCGCCATCGGCCCAGCAGGACCGCCAGCCTCCCCGCCACCGCCGCCGCCCGCGCTACACGCCGCCATGACCGCGTAGATCCCCGCACCGCTCAGCAGTCCGCCGAGCACCTTCTTGATATGCATGCTGCCCTCCCAGGCCCGAGTTCAGAAGCTCATCTGTCAACGTAGCCACACGGCGACCCGAGTCAAACACACAGGGTAGGCGCGAGGATCTGATGGCGAATCAACTCGAGATTGACTTCGGGACATCGGTCTATTCCGAGTATGACGCCGACGGCTACCTCGGTTGTTCGATAGATCATTGCGGTGAGCAGAACGCGGGCGCGCCACCCGCGCAGATCCTCTACCCGATGGGCAGCCTTGGCCGCCCGCTCGATCCCGACGTTGATGGAGAAGGGCAGCCGTCGGCCGGCTGCTCGGTCATGTGGTTTCGCCACGGCGACACCATCTCGGCGATGCCGCTGGACGATCAGCGCGCGACGAAGGCGCTGCCGAAGCTCCGCAAGGGCGGCTACATGACGTTCTGCCCGGCGGCCTTCGCCGAGAAGGACGGCAGCTTCGCCGTCTTCGAGGGCAAGGATCCCGCGGGCGGCGCGCGCGCCGGCTCCTACACCCTCGGCGTCAAGTACAAGAACCTCACCGGCGCCTCCAAAAGCCACGTGCTCTCGCTCGGCAAGCGCACGGCGGGCAAGGAGGAGGTCTCGCTTCGCCACGGCGAGGGCATGGGCCTCGTGATGACGGGCGGGGGCACGAAGAGCGCCACGCTCCGGAACGCCTCCGGTACCGCCTACATCGAGGTCAACGACAAGGGCATCGTCTTCAACGGGCCCGTCAAGATGAATGGCGCCTTCAACGCGGGCGGCCCCGGCGCGCAGCCGCTGGCGCTCGGGCCGGTGGTCGTCGCCGCGCTCTCGGCCCTCGTCGCGGCCATGACGACGGATAAGGCCGCAGCGACCGCCGCACTGGCCCCGTTCCTGGCGCTCATCCCGACGAAGATTCAAAAGGGCTCCTGAGCGCCTCCAGGACGCGCCAGCGCTCGGCGGTGAGTGTTGGGGTGTCGAGCGCTCGAAAAGGCCGTGTGGCCCAGCGACGTGGCGGGACGGGGCCATTCCAAGCCCGAAAAAGGTCGACGCGATGAGCTGTGACTTCCCCGCGATCGATCTGTCGCTGAACATCCCCTTCCCCGAGCTGCCCTCACTCCCGGATCTGCCGCCGCTCCCCGACGTGTCCCTGGCGCTCGATCTCGGGCTCGACATCGATCTGCCGAGCCTGACGCTCTCGCTGAACCTCCCGATGCCCGAGCTCCCCGACCTGCCAGCGCTGCCCGAGCTCCCGGACTACTCGCTGGCGCTCGATCTGGACCTGACGATCGACATCAACCTTTCGCTGAACATCCCCATGCCCGACCTTCCCGACCTGCCCGAGCTGCCGACCTTCGACATGCCCGGCTGTCCGTTCGACGACGGTGGCGCGTGAGCGGGGCGGGTTCGTTCGGAGCCGGACTCGGCCCGGCTGGCAGCAGCCCCGTCCCCGCGCCCACGCCGCGCGAGGTCCTCACACCCGGCACGGCCGCCGACTACGATCCCTTTGCGGGCGTCTACCCGTACGACACGAGCGGAGTCGTCCAGACGACGCACCCTGTCTGGCAGCGATGCGCGCTCATCCTCGGGATCCGTCGGGGAGCTCTCCGCAGCTCTCCGCTCGTCGGGATCCCGCTCGATCGCCTCAAGAACTGCACCGAGGCGACGGCCCAGCGGGAGGCCGAGAACGCCGTCCGCGTGGCGCTGAAAGATCTGCTCGACGCGAAGGACATCCTCGTCACCGCGGTCACCATCGAGACGCCATGGCTCGGCAAGTTCTACACCGACATCCGCAACCTCCGCGAGGAGACCGCTGACCCGACCAGGTTCGCGGTCTCAGTGGCCTAGCTCATGGCTCTTACCGATCTACCCGGCACGTTCGTCGTTCCGACGCGGCCTGAGATCTTCGCGCGCTGGCTCTCCGACTATAAATTGCGCCAACCCGGCGCGGATGTCGGCGCCGGCGGTCAGCCGTACATTGACGGCCAGGTCGTGACCGATCTCGTGCTCCCGATCTACGCGGACGCCGCCGCGGCTGGGAACAACGTCACGCTCGAGAACAAGACGTCGGCAGGGCTCGAAATCGAAGCCGTCAATCTAGGTCTCCCCGCGCGGCTCCCGCCTGGCGGCAGCACCGGCTTCGTCCTGGCCAATGCGAGCGTCGGTGGTGGGCTTGTCCTCCAGGGAGCCGAGATCCGTCACGCCGCTACCGGCCTCCGCTTCCAGTGCCTCGTCACGGCGGTCTATGCCGATCAGCAGCCCGTCCCGATCCAGGGACTCGATACCGGACCGAGCACAAACCTCGCTGCCAGCACGGTCCTCAAGTGGACCACGCCTCCGGCTGGCATCGGACCAAGCGCCACGGTCGTCGCCGACGCCAACGGCAAAGGCCTAACGGGCGGCCGCGACCAGGAGACGGATCCAGAGATCATCCTCCGCATCCAGGACGCGCGCGCCAACCCCGCTGCGGCAGGGAACTCGGCGGCCGTCCGACGGTTCGCGAAGGACGGAGCGAAGGCGCTCGGGATCCCAATCCAGGAGGTCTTCGTCTACTCGACCACCGCAGGCCCTGGCTCGACGGCGTTCTGCTTCACCGTGCGACCAGGCACGCCCGGCGCGTCACGCGCACCGAGCAACGTCCAGATCGCGCAGATCCTAGCTTTTCTCATCGGTCCGTTGCCGTTCGACGATGGGCTGTTCGCCTGCTCGATCCTCGAAACCGGCGTCGTCCTCCAGCTCAAGGTCCAGTGGGCGCACGGCGCCACGGGCTGGGCCGATGCGTCACCGTGGCCGCCGCTAGGCACCGCGGTCTCGGCGGTCACCGACGCGCTCAACTTCTCGGTCGCCTCGAGCATCGCGCCGCAGGTCGGCCAGAGCTTCGCCTTCTACGACACCGCCAACGGCGCGTTCGTCCGCAAGCGCGTGCTTACGGTGACCGGCGCGGGCCCTTACGCCATCGTCTGCGACTCGACGAACGGCGCGTCTGACACGAGCTACACGCCGACCGTGGGCGAGCTACCGTGTCCGTGGAGCGACTCGCTCTCGGTCCTCGTCCAGCCGCTTCTGACGCAGTTCGGCGCGCTCGGGCCAGGCGAGATGGTGACGAGCTTCCTCGAGCCCGGCCTCCGCCAGCGGCGCGACCCGCCGAGCCCCGATCTGTGGCCGAGCACGCTCCGCAACAAGGACCTCGAGCTCGCGCTGGGCATCATCCCGCAGGTGTCGGATGTGACGGTCTACTCGCCGACGCTGCCGAACGCGACGACGGTCGGCACGCCGAACGTGTCCGTGAACCTCCAGGTCGTCTCGAAGATTCTAGCCTTCCCACTCTGATCGGACTCGCACGATGCCCGCACCCGCGACCAGCACGCTCACCTATGACGCGACGCCACCGCGGCGCCCGGACGTCGACGATCTCGGCGGCAACGGCATCACGAACGACCCGCTGAACCTGCCCGATCCAGTGACCATGGTGACGGCCGAGCGTTGCAACCAGACCGCGCTCCAGCTCGCCGCGCTCAACCGCGTCGCGCCGCTCGCCGTGCTGACCGTGCAGGTCATCGCAGGGACGCCGACCATCGTCGACGCAAAGGTCCTCGGTTCGACCGTCTCGCCGAGCTCCTTCACTGTCGTCGATAACGCCAATGGCGACACCACGATCTGGTGGACCGCGAGCACCGTCCTCCCCTCCACGTCGGGGCAGCCCTCGGTGAGCGTCACGGACATCGACGCTGACTGCACGATCGGTGCGGCGTACACGACTGTCAGCAGCAACCCCGCGGTGCACGTCAAGGCACGCCACTCAGGCGCTCTCACCGACGCGGGATTCGTCGTCAGGATCTACTGACCTATGCCGATCCTCTCCGCCTTCACCCCGTGCGGCCTGCTCGCGTGCAGCGGCGCGCCCAGTGAGGGAGAGAAGATCTACAAGGCCGCGATCCAGGCCTACACGGATCCCATCTCGGGCCGGCCGCTCTTCGACCTGTCGAAGGGCACCGATCTCGAGGCTCGCATCTACGCCACGGCGATGGCGATCGCGCGCGCCCGCGCCACGGTTCAGCGCGCCAACAACGAGAACAACCCCGCCAAGGCCGGCCAGATGCTCCCCTCCTGGGAGGCCGTCTTCCGGATCGCGCCCAGCCCGACCGCCTCGATCAGCGCGCGACGCGGCGCCGTGACAGCTCGAGCGCTCGTCGCGCGCGGCTCGCGCTACGAGGCCATCACCGACGGACTGACCCAGATCCTAGGGACCAACTTCCTCGCGTACCGTCCGCTGGCTCCGTGGGAGGCCACGACGTGGCCAGCTAACCCTGCGACCGATGCGGGCAACTTCGCGCGCTCCGATCTACCCGCGCGCGTCGTGCGCATGCTCAACCCCGTCGTCCAAACCTCGACCTCCGCGACGATCCCCTACGAGAACTGGAACGTTGAAGATCCGGCGCTCGACCTCGTCGTGGGCGACATGCTCTGCGTGCAGCCCGAGAACCTCGGCCTGAGCGAGCTCGTCACGGTCACCGCGACGACCAAGACCGCGACCCAGCGCACCTTCACGGCGCTCTTCGCCAAGGCGCACGATCTCGGCGCATCCGCCACGACGGGCCCCGCGCCAATCTGGTGGTCGACGAAGCGATTCGCGCTCATCATCGTCAAGGCCGCCGCCGCCATCGACACGGCGCTCCGCCAACGCGTCGACGACTACATGGGGCGTGTGGCCCGCACGGTCACGCAGTGGGCGATTGTGCAGCCGACGTCGCCAGGCGCTACGACCGTCGGCACGTTCACGCTCGGCCTCTCTCCGCTCGGCGTGGTCCCGATCGGAACGCTCAACCTCACGCCGGTCACACCTTCAGCGCCGGTCGTGACGCTGGCCGCGCCATCCAGCGGAGTCGCGTTCGGCGGCACGGCCGTCACCATCACCGGCTCGGGATTCAAGCTCGTCGCGCGCGTGCAGTTCTCTGGAGCCGCGGCGGATGCCACGGGCGTCGTCGTCGTCAACGACACCACGATCACCTGCTACACGCCGACGCGCTCGGCCGGAGCGTCCAGCATCACCGTGATCACGCCCTATGGCGTCGGCGTCGGCGCGGGCCTCTACACGTTCTTCTGAGCAAGCCCCATGACCCACCCCACGCGCACGCACTCAGACAGCGTCTGGGTGAACGGCTACATTTCGGTCGGAGCCGACTTCGCCTCCATCGACGCCAAGACCTTCGCCGCAGTGAACGGAGACGGCGGCGGTACGTGGCTTCCCGGCGCCCAGATCTACATCAACGGCGCGGGCGTCATCTGCGCGGCGCCATGGGTACTCAGCGGTGGACAGTCCACGCTCACCGGGCGGATCACGTTCAACCAGGGCACGACGGACGACTACTTTCGGTTCGCGGTAAGCCACCCTGAGACGAGCATCATCTCGGCGAACGCGCTCCTCGAGGTCGAGGCGGAGCTTCCCGACCAGAGCCGAGTCCAGTGCCCGGCCGACTTCGCGGGTGCACCGACGGTCACCACCACGGGCATCTTCACGCTCGTTGTCGGGACACGTGTCGCGAGTCCGCTTCGCGTGCGCGGCGGCGGGACCATTGAGACGGTGGAGTTTGATTTCCTAGTTGGGAACGCGCACGCGAGCCTCCCACAGGTCCTCCCGCGCTTCCGCGTCTGCGCAGTCGACAGCGAGGGGAACGTTCTCCCCCTCCGCGCCGTGGACAGCACGACGGACGCGGACGGATTCGTGCAGCTCCCAACGCCAGCGAGCGGTGCGGCCTACTACAACGGCGGGGCCGTTCAGAGCTTCACGTACACGTGCAACCAGCACCAGATCGTCGACACATCGCTCTACAGCTACTGGATCGAGATCATCGAGGAGAGCGGGACCAACTCGCTCGCGGGCAACACCTACTCGGGGGTCTCCACGTCGATCGACAACATCACGCTCCTGGATGGGCGGGCCTGAGCCATGGCGCACAACGAAAACGTCATGCCGGGCGGCAAGTGGCCGACGGGGCTGCCGCCTCTTCCGAGCCGCATGCGCCGGATGGATCAGCTTTCGAGCGAGACCATCGACGGAGACGCGGGCGGCACATGGGCGCCCGTCAAGCCGATCATCATTGGCGGCGCGGGCGTCACCATCTACAGCCTGGGCGGCTTCGCTGGGACCGTGCAGACCGCGCCAGGGGCGCTCGCGGGAGGGGCGCTCGTTCTCGGCGACAACGACTACCCGACGGCCGCCTTGGCGCATACGCGCACGCAGACGATCGGGCTGCGTGACTTCTTCAACCGCCGCGACCGCATCAACCCCGAGGACGCAGCGACTGGCTTCTACCCGCTCGACGAGTCGATGCCCGGCACGCTGAAGAACATCTCGAATGTGCTTCATCCGAGCGCCGCACGCTTCGTCGGTCCCATCCCGTCGGCGCGCCTGATCCAAGGCGCCATTCTCTTGAGCATGACGCTCAAGATGCGCGTCCCGACGGCTCCGCTCGGGATGCCGACGACGATGCCTGGATTTCGGATCGTCCGCGTCGCCAAGACGGGCGCCTACTCGACGACGACCTCCGATCTCTACCTCATCCCAACACGCGCGAACACGCACGCCTATGTGGTCGGCGACCTGGTCATTCCGTCCGCGGCGAACGCTCGCCAATTCCGATGCACCATCGCGGGCACGAGCGCAGGAGCGCAGCCTGCTGCATTTGGCACTGCATCCGCGGGAGACGCGGTCGTCGACGGCGGGGTCACCTGGCGTTGCGAACTCGGCCCGAACCACGCCTATGGGCACTACTGCCGGCTCGCGCGCGCGGCGGACTCCAACGGATACTACGCCGGCGGCAACGTGCAGAGCATCTCCGCCTCGTCGACGTACCTCCAGAACAACACGATCAACCTCGCGACGTACTCCTACATGCTGGAGATCATCGACGAGTCGAACGCCGGAGGCTTCATCGCGGCGAACCTCTTCCACTCGCTCTCCTTCACGCTCACGGGTCTCACTACCATGAGGCCGACGTACTGACCCATGGCCCACAACACCCGCACGCAGCTCGACGCCGTCTGGAACAACGGCGGGGCCGAAGGCTACCAGCCGTCAAGCGCAGATCTGGAGAGCCTAGACGCCAAGCTCTTCGCGGCGGTCAACGGCGATCAGGGTGGCACGTGGGCGCCGGCCGCGCCCATCATCTTCGGCAACGTGGCGAACAACCTCGCCCCGAGCATCACCATCGGGCCGTCCATCGTCTGTTACGGCGGATCCATCAAGACCGCGGCGGGCTCGCGCATCATCTACGACGACACGGCCTACCCGCTGCTCGGCGCGAGCCATCCAGGCCGGCAGCGCACGATCGTCACGTCGTGCATGCACCGCAAGTCTTCGCCTCCCTACCACTGGATCTGCGTGCCTCAGAGCATGTCGATCCAGTCGATCGGACTGACCGTCCAATGCTCGGCCGTCACCTATCGGGCGCCGCCGCTCGCGTCGGATATGTACACGTATGATCCGCTCGCCTGGCTGTTCCGGATCCCGCCCCAAATTCCCAATGCGACCTTCTTGGAGCAGCCATCGTTCGTCCTGCCGCTCCGCGTCCATGACGGAGCTCGGCTCGCGCGGGTCACGCTGAAGTTCCGCGTTCCGAACATCCGCACGAAGCTCCCGGTCACCCTGCCTCGGATGCGCGTCGTGCGCGTCGATGGCTCGGGCAACGTCGTGCCGATGAAGCTCACGGCAGACGGAAGCGGATTTGTCTCGCCCACCGCGCCGACCAGCCCCGAAGCCTGGTCGAACAGCGGCAACGTTCAGTCGATAGTCTACGCGTGCGACCAGAACAACACGATTGACACGTCGCAGTACTACTACGAGCTCCAGGTCATCGAGGAGGTCGGTACCAGCGCCTCCATCCGTGTGGCCGAGTGCGACGGCGTCCTGGTCGTCGAGAAGAAGCTCGACGTGGTGGTCGCTAGCACGGCGAACGTCACGCTCAGCGGTACCCAGACGGTCGATGGTTACACCACAAGCACCACGGGTGAGCGCGTCCTCGTGAAGGACCAGACCGACTCGACGGCGAACGGCATCTACCTGGTCAACAATGCCACCACCTGGCAACGCGCACCTGACTGCGCCACCCTGAGCCCTGACTTCACGCCGAACTTCATCGTCGAGGTGGCGGGCGGGACGCTCAACAAGCATACGGTCTGGCAGCTCGTGGGGCCTACTAACAAGCAGACCGTGAACAACGGGGTTTCCTTCCGGAGGCGCAAGCCGACCGGGAACGTCTACCACGCGGCCGTTTGCGACTTCGATCAGATCCTCGACATGCGCCCGCAGTGACGCGGAGCTGAGAGAGCACCAACATGGCAACCGCGCAGCTTCAAGTCTCGGTCAACGGTGGAGCGCCGCAGACCGGAGGCATCGACGTGCCCTCGGCGGCGACGCTCCAGTTCTCGGCCGTCTCCACCGTCGGGTGGACGCAGCAGCGCTGGGAGATCATCGACTACCCCGAGGGCTGGGCGACGCCGTCGGGTTGGACGCTCCGCGCGGACGGCGTCATCTACTCGACGTCGGTCACGCCCACGCTCATTACGTTGCCGGCCAACACGGTGCAGTGGGGCTGCTGGTGTCCACAGCTTCTCATCAACGAGCAGCTCGCCTCGGCGACGGATCTCGGAACGGGCCTGCTCGACAAGGCAACCCGCCTCACCATGCTCTCCCCGAGTGGGCAGCGCGACATCGGGGCGCTCGAGGAGGGGCAGTTCTGCACCACGACGACGTTGAAAAAGCAGTGGCTCAGGTCCTACCAGCGGAACCTACGAACGCTCGAGGGCACGGCTGTCGTGGCGACCTCGAACGCCACCCCGGTCTACGTGGTCCTGGCAACCCTGGCGGTTGGAGACGTCCGACAGGTAGACGTCATCGCCAAGGTGGCCAAGGCCGATGGCACCGTCCGCCAAACGTTCAAACTCTCGGCCCTCTACTACGGAGCCGCTGGACCGACCGCCACGATCGACGGATCCATCACCACCACCGCCACCGGTACCGGTGCAGCAGCGGTCACCCTAGATCTGAGCGGGGCAACTGTCAGGCTAAAGATCACTGGGATCGCCGCGACAAGCCTCACGACCACCTACCAGGCGAGCGTGTTCTGAGATGAGGCATTCGTGGCTCTGGATGCCCGCGAGCGGAGGCGGCACCCCCGCTCCGACCGTGTCGTCTGTCTCGGTATCCGTCGGTGACATCGCGGGGACCTACTCGAACACGATCACGGGAACGAACCTCACGGGCGCGACCAGCGTGGCGTTTGACTTCACGGCAGCTACGAGCGTAGTCGTCGTCAACCCGACGACCGTCACGTGCGTAGTCCCCGCGCACGTGACCGGCGTCGTCGATGTGAGCGTGACCACGCCTGGCGGGACTGGCACGCTGACCAGCGGCTTCGAGTACTTCTCCCCCGCGCAACTCTCCCTCACGGGCTGGTGGCGCGGTAGCTACGCCGGTGCGCCGTGGGCAGGGACCGCGAGCGCAGGCGCGTCGGGCGGCGTGAGTCAGGCAACGGCGGGTTCAGACCCAACCGCGGGAACGGCCGTGAACGGCATCACGCCAGCTCACTCCACGGGAGCGGCCAACCAAAAGCTTTACGCCGGAGCAACGATAGGGACGCTCCTTCCAGCGTCGTCGTACACGATGATCACGCTCTGCAAGCCAGGAGCGGCGGCAGCCCCGGTGGGGGTGCTCTATTCGGATCCCTCGCCGGTAGGCGACGTGTACGACGGCGACGTCGGGTTCGCGTACAACACGAGCGGGTTCAAGTTTTACCACTGCGCAGGTGCGTCCACCTATCAAGGCCCCGCGTATGTGGCGACCACGTCCGGCGCATGGCACGCGCTAGCCGGTCGCTACGATGGCACGACGATGCGATTCTCCGTTGACGGCTCGGCGGACGTCACGCTGGCCAGCGTCAACCCGGGCGGCGCAGGCTGGGCCGCCAGCGAGCTCTCAGTGTTCGGCGCATACGGTGCAGCAGCCGGCACATTCCCGGGCGACGTGCTCGAGATCATCACAGCCGTGTCGAGTATCTCCGACCCCAACTGGTCCAAGATTCGCGCGTACTTCCGCACCCGCTACGGAGTCACGGTATGACCGGAGACGAGCGCGACATGACCGAGCTCATTCTCGCCAAGCTAGATCGCCTGTCGTCCGACTCGGCAGCGATCGCAGCGAAGGCCGACGCTCAGCGCGCCGAGAGCGCCCAGCGCCACACGGAGACCGCGGCACGGTTCACGTCGCTCGACGGCGACGTCCAGGTCGTACGGCACGAGGTCACGAAGCTCGCGACCCGCATGACCGAGGCCGAGGCCGACATTCGACGGCTGGGAGAGGGCACCAATGAGGCGAAGCGCTTCGTGAGCGAGTCCGACTTGAAGCACGAGGCGGAGCTCGGCGGCGCCATCGTGCACGTGCAGAAGCTCGAGAACGCGATCCTTCGCATCGACGAGACGGCGCTCCCCGCGCTGCACGAGAACGACGCCGCGCAGAACCGCGTCCAGCGCGCCATGTGCCACGAGCTCGGCCTCGATTACGACGCCATCGCAAGCAACACGCCGACGATCCCGCCGCCCGGCAGCAAGCCGAAGCGGACCGCGCTCGCCCGCATCGGCGCGGAAAACAAGACCACGCTCGCCGGCGTCGGCGCTGCGATCGTACTCGCGGTCCTCCAGCTCGCGTTGAAGCTCCTCGAGCACCACTAACCTTCGCGCGCTCCGGCGCGCCACGATCAACGCTCACACGCGCCTCGGCGCGGACGGAGAATCATGTTCGCCACCATCTTCTCGTGGGCTCGGGCCAACCCGGCCCTCATGGTCTGCATCGTCTGGCCGCTCGTCACGGGCGTGCTCACCGCGCTCTTCCACCCGCGGAC